CAGTAAGTTTTATCCGTTAACAGATGAACAATGGCAGCATGTCACAGATATCGTGGATGATACTGTAAAGAAAGCCAAGGGACATGAAGCGGAAGTAAGAAAAGAACTTTTTGATCTGATGGAAAAATGGGAAAGAAAAGAGAAAGAAGGTGTACGGGATGAGTAATGCACTGGCAAGAAAGAAAAAGCGGATGCAGCCACTTGGATATTCCAAGAGTGAACTGATCGGAATACAGAGACACGCCAAGGCACAAAGCAATGCGGATTATCTGATAGAGGAATCCTATTATAACGTCCGTATGATGGCATATCAGGCACTGCATGATAAGTTCGGATTCGGACACAAAAGAATCATAAAGGTTGAGCAGACCATTGATGCATATGTGGAGAATGCAAAGGATGGAACGACAGGCGAGGAACTTGGTTTTTATCTGAAAGATAAATGCAAGATTGACGTGAGAGAGGAAACTAATAAGATTCCGTATCGTGAGAGTTTTTATCTGGTAGAGAGAAAGATTGCACCGAACTGCATGATACAGGCAAATAAGTTTTTGCTGGCACAGGTATTTAATTATTTTGCTATGTTGGGTGTCTGCCTTAAAACACAGTTTAAATTTTCGGGAAATCAGATCAGACAGGTTTATGAGAGAATCAGATATTTGATTAACTGCCTTGCTACCGGATATGAAACTATGACGGGGATCGCAAGCGTATTGGAATGGGAATGTAAGTACATTGACAAGCGTTTTATCGGAAAGACGTATGAAATATAGGAGGAATGGTTGATGGACAAGTTAACTGTGGAACTGCAGAATGGATACTTTGTGGAGATTTATCCTCTGAATTACACCCTGAGACAGAGATACACCGGACAGGATAAGGACGGCAACGAAAAAGAGAGTGTTCGAACAATCGGATATTTTGGAGACATGAAACAGTGCGTCAAGGCTTTGTTAGGGCGTTATCCGAGGAAGTGATCTGAAAAAGCACAGATTTCCTTTAGTGAATATTTAGAACTGTTGGATAAGGCTTATACGAGGTCAGAACAGCTTGTAAACAATCTTGGAAAATGACGGAGGTATAAATTGCACAGAGAAAGCAAAGAGAGACGCAGAATCATAGCAGAGATGGAAAACCATCAGACGAGAATACCGAAGCATTCAAACCCGGATGCATTGAGAGATTTTAAGGAAGTACCGTATCAGTTGCGGTACGGGAAGGAGAAGAAAGATGCTGAATAAAGAGAAGTATGCAAAAGAGATCGCAGAAATTGCGTGCAATGGAAAAGATATAGCCATTGTTGCAGGAAAACCGATGCTTTGTTGTGAAGCATCTTGTGATACATGCGATATCGAACATGACTGCACAAGAGGACTTAAGGAATGGGCGAACAGTGAATATGTCGAACCACCAGTTGATTGGAGTAAGATTCCGATTGATACACCGATTTTGGTCAGAGATTACGAAAAAAAAGCGTGGCAAAGAAGATATTTTGCAAAATACAAAAATAACATGGTGTATGCATGGGAAGCGGGAGCAACATCATGGAGTGCTGGTAGCCCTGCACATATGACCGATTGGAAATATGCCAAACTTGCAGAAAGTGAGGATCAGAATGGAAATGAGTGGAATTAAAAGCCGGATAGCTGAATCATTAACAGAAGCCTGCGGATATTCGCCGCTGACGAAAGTGATTTCAGAGGAAGAGGTAAACAGGATTCTGGCAGAGGAAGAAAAGACTGGTGGGTGGATTCCGGTAACAGAGAGACTGCCGGAGGATGATAAATATATCATGATTTCATTTAAAAATTTTACATTGCCGGACATTGGCAGATATGAAGCTGATAAGGACGGAAACGGTGCATTTTATCCGGGGGACGATGAGAAAAGTTATGTGGAATACGATTTGTTCGTGAATGCTTGGATGCCACTGCCGGAGCCGTACAGGGAAAGCGAGGAAAGTCATGATTGAGTGTATAAGAACTGCGGCACGGGATAGCAAAACGGAACGCATTAAAGTTTCTTGCCTAGATGTTATCGTCACAACGACAGGGAAAGCGCCGTATTACGAAATTAAGTACAAGGAAATCGGAGAGGACTATTATCATGTTGGCTACAGTTCCTATAAGCTAGAAAATGTTTTAGCTTGGAAAGGTGAGTGCTTTGAGATTGTGAAAGAATGCAGACCGCAGACCAATGCAGACCGGATCCGGAGCATGACGGACGAGGAACTTTTAGATTTCCTTTGCTCAATCGAAACATATGAGCAGGGTAGTGTAAAGACCATTGAGGGCGGTGTAGCAATGTGTTCTGTTACAGAGGTGGAACAATGGCTTAAGGCAGAAAGTGAGGGATAGCATGGAGAGATTAACATATGTGGCAGAGAATGGAGAAGTTTTATTTCATCCAGCAGATTTACCGGATGATGAGGGAATTACCATTACCCAGCTTGCGAAAGATGGAAGATACAAAGCCCTGGAAGAGATTGCGGAAAGACTTGCAAATAGAGAGCAAGCCGAAGAGCAGGGATTACTTCTGCGGTTGCCGTGCAAGGTGGGAGATACCGTTTATGTAGATAGTGCGATTCTTCCAATAATTGACCATAAGATTCCCTCATATTTTCCGGCACGAATTGTTTCATTCCGCTTTGCAAAAAGAAACTGGATGAAGATTGCGGTTAAGGCAAAATGGTTGCATAAATGGATTGACAATGAAACAGGTCCGGAAAGTGCTTATATAGATAGTGAGAAAAAATTTACGATTTCATTGTCTGGTATTGGCAAAACAGTATTCCTCACAGAATCTGAAGCCGAAGCCAAGCTGAAAGAAATGGAGGGGGAAAGCGATGTATTGTGATGGAAGATGTCAGTATTTGAACGAACGTAAACACAAATGTGAGTTGACCGGAGAAAAATTGACTTACATGAAACAGACCGGAAGTATTTCATTTTCCGTGCATGAACACAGAGGAGTTTGTAAAGGAAAAAAGGTGGAACGCGATGGAGAATAGATTTTTATCCCGTGCAAAGCGGATTGATAACGGAGAATGGGTACAAGGAAATCTTATACGGTCAAGTGATGCCGAAGATGGTTATGAAGCAATTATCATTCCAACAAATGATAGCAATATGTATACAAAAGGTGGGAGTAGAGGAGATTTAGGATTTGAAAATTGGCACAGGGTAAATGAAACTACCATCTGCCAGTGCACCGGATATGAGGGAATCTATGAGAAAGATATCTTCCGGTGCGAAGATGAAGATTACGTTATCAAATGGTCAGATGATTCGTTGAGTTGGGAAGCCGTATCCCTGTTTACTGACGTAAGTGTTTCCTTAGCAGAGCTCAATCCGGATTATATAGATGTTATTGGAAACGAGATTGATAATCCGGAACTGTTGGAGGTGTAGGATGCCGAGAACCATAGCGTATAGAGCGGGAGGATTTACAAATTGTGGAATCGGTTACACAAAATTCAGTCAAGAGGAATTGGCAGAAATGAAAGATAGAGTCATGACGGAGAGTGAATCAATAACAAAAAAATATTGCAGTACATGTAAATACTACGCTGAATATGAGGGCGTTTGTTGCAATGGAGACAGTGAACACTGTGCAGATTTCCGTGGACTGGATGATACATGTGAGAAATGGAAGGAAAACGAAGAATGAATGAAGAACTTAAGCCATGCCCGTTTTGTGGACACAGTATAGATATTGAAAAAGATGTGTATGAGCCTAGTATGGATTGGCACCCGACATTTATTGACCCAGATAGTGGTGGCGACCCTATTAACATTCATTGCAAATGTGGCTTGGAGTTTTGCACTGGTACTTATGACTGGGGTGAATTTGTAGAAGCATGGAACAGGAGGGCAAACGATGAGACTGATTGATGCGGACGAATTGTATGAGGATTTAGCAAATAATTTAAGTTCCATCATGGGGGATGGATCAGACGGAGAAGCAATAGATACATACATTACCATAGGTGATATCATACATGATACTTTTAATGCGCAGCCGACCGCCTACGACCCGGATAAGGTTGTGAAACAGTTGGAAGATAGAAGCACATTGTCAAGACCGGTTGGATGGACTAAATCGTATGAAATTATAACGCTGAAAGATGCAGTAGAAATCGTGGAAGGCGGTGGAGTAAAGTGACAAGAGAAGATAAAGAAGCAATTTTAAATAGTTTTGACGAAACAATGATACAACCGGATGAAGCAATGAACCTCACAGAAATGAGAGCATATGTAAAAGGTTTTGAAGATGCTAGAAATGCAATGTTTGATGCGACTGACAAGTTTTATCGAAGTAATAAGACGGATTAGAACCGTAGAGAAGAGGTGCACTGATATGTCAAAAGCAGCATTAGTTATGGATATGCCGGAATCATGTGATATGTGTGATTTTGTAGATGATGAGCAACCGCCAAGATACGGAGAAAAAACATTGTATTGTGGAGTACCGGGAATGGGAGAGGACGTAACAGATTATATAGAATGTAGACCCGAATCTTGCCCGCTCCGGGAGTTGCCAGAGAAGATACCAGAGTTGAAATCTGGTTATGAAGATCTCGGCACATCAATACGTCGGGTGGGTTGGAATGCCTGCTTAGATGAAATTTTAAAATAAATTGAAAGGAGTGAGAGGTTTGCCATCAGATTGGATGATTTAAAAGCAATAAAACGATGAATTTATTGCATAAAACACAACATAATTAAATTTAAAGTGCACTATTGTAGATGTGTACACGGAATATAAGAAAGGAGCCGGAACCTATCCGGATAAAAGGCGCGCCGGGTTCCTTTTGAAGAAAATGATACATGGAGAATTGATAGTTGACAATTTTGCCGGTGGGGGCGGTGCTTCCACTGGTATAGAAATGGCAACCGGATACAGTGTTGATATTGCAATCAATCATGATCCGGAAGCTATAAAGATGCATAAGGCTAATCATCCGAACACGAAGCATTATTGCGAAAATGTTTGGTCTGTTGATCCAGTAAAGGCATGCAATGGGCATCCGGTTGGACTTGCCTGGTTCTCACCGGACTGTAAGCATTTCAGTAAAGCAAAAGGTGGAAAGCCAAAGGATAAAAATATCAGAGGTCTTGCATGGGTAGCTTGCAGGTGGGCGGGACTTGTCCGACCGAGAGTCATCATGCTTGAAAATGTGGAAGAGTTCAAAACATGGGGACCATTGAACAGAGGGCACCATCCGATCAAGGCAAAGCAGGGAAAAACATTTGAAAAATTTGTACAGCAGCTTAATGATCTGGGGTACACTGTAGAATTTAAAGAACTGATTGCTGCCGATTATGGCGCACCGACCATGCGAAAGAGATTCTTCCTGATTGCAAGGTGTGATGGCAAGCCGATTGTATGGCCGGAGCCGACACACGGACCGGCGGACAGCGAAGCTGTAAAGGTGGGATTGCTGAAACCTTATGTCGGAGCATACACACAGATTGATTTCAGCCGACCATGTCCAAGTATCTTTGATACTTCAGAAGAAATCAAAGAAAAATACGGAATCCGGGCAGTAAGACCACTGGCACAAAAGACGATGGACAGAATAGCCAGAGGATTTAAAAAATTCATCCTTGATAATCCGGAACCGTTTATTATCCAGTGCAACCACGGCGGTGAACGTAGACCAAACGATATTCGGGAGCCGATGCCGACCATAACCGGGAAGCATGGATACGGGATTGTAGAGCCGTATATGGTGCAGATCGGGCAGACCGGATTCACAAAAGATCGAAGCAAGGATGTGCGGGAACCACTCACAACGATTGTGAGCAAAAATGAGCATTGTCTGATTGAACCAATGCTTGCACCATACATGGGAACGAATACGACAAATCATCCGGGCGGAAATTGCAGAGATCCGATACATACGATCACCACAGGTAATCAACAATGCCTTATTAGCCCGACGCTTATTCAGTACCATTCAGAAACAGCAAAGGACGAAGTAAGAGGGCAGTTGATTGAAGAACCTATTATGACAGTTGACAGCTCAAATAGATATGGGCTGGTCGCATCGTTTCTGCATAAGTACTATGACGGAGGATATAAAGGTGCTGGGGAAACAGTAGAAAATCCGCTTCCGACAGTGGCCGCATGGGATCATAACAGCGTTGTTACTGCGAATCTGATTCAGATGAACAATCATTGTGACGGAAAAGATATCAGACAGCCATTACCAACGATCACGGCTGGTGACGGACACTTTGGAGAGGTCAGAGCGTTTCTGATTAAATACTATGGACAGGGAACAGGGCAGGATATAGAACAGCCGCTTGATACTGTGACAGCCAGGGATAGATTCGGATTGGTTACGATAGAGGGTGTCGATTATCAAATCGTAGATATTGGTCTGAGAATGTTAGAGCCAAGGGAGTTATATGGATGTCAGGGATTTCCGGACGATTACATAATCGACCATGATTACACCGGCAAGACATATCCGAGAAGCGAACAGGTGCGTAGATGCGGCAATGCAGTATGCCCACCGATACCGGCAGCACTGGTCAGAGCAAATCTTTCGGAACTGTGCGTAGCGGAACGTATGCCAAACATGCAGATAGAAGCAGAGCAGACCGGACAGCTTCGGTTTGCCTAACCTTAAATTTTGTGGAGGTGCTGCCATGATACAGACAGCAGAAGATAAAGTGAAAGAGTACCGCCAGTGCATCCGCAGAGAAATAGAACACTGGAAAGTTATCAATCAGAACGGGTGTAATGATCCGTTCTGGTCGGATGGCTGCAACATGAATCTGACACGGAATCATATCATTTATTATCAGTCAAAGATGCGCGAGGCCTGTACAGAAAATCAGTTGCCATTACCGGAGGAATATTATTTATCCCTACCGCCGAAAGTGGACAATAATTATATGGCAAATCTTAAGCAGAAACCACGGGTTGAGAGATTGCGTCAGTTAGGGAGGATCATGACTGGACGCATTTATCAGTACGACGAGAACCAGATGAGTTTATTTTAGAACCAGATAACAAAACCAAGCAATCATCATACCACATTCCGCAGTAGTATATGCGGTGGGTGGGAGATGATACGGAAAGAGAGGATCACAGATGGATTGGAATTATGACATGGACAGTTGCCCATTAGATACAAAGGTTTTCTTATTGTCAGCAAGCGACAACTTGCTCTTGCCGCAGCGTGAATTTGTCGGCACTCTTACATGCAAGGGACATTCTGTTAGAAGAGGTAAGTGTTTTAGTGGATGTCCAGAGTATTTTTACAGAAGTAAAATTGTTGCGTGGAAGAAATATAATGTAGAAAGAGAGGAATGATTGCATGAAGTATACGGTAGAACTGACGGAAAACGGTATTACTGAAACATTGGAATTGAATGGAATAATTTACAAAAAAGAATGGACAAGGTTGGAAAACGGTTTACTTCAGTGTTCACAGAAAGATTTCTCGGAGCAGATGAGAGTGAATGGACATGATGGAGACCTTATAGAGAGAGTAGCAGAAGTATTTGACAGCTTTTTGGCAGGAGACGTAGATGATATCAGGGATTGTTATGATTAAGGAGAACGTGTAATTATGCTCAATAGCAAGGTATATACAAAAAAGTGTGTGATCTGCGGAAAAGAATATAAATCAATATCAGTCAGAGCACTTACCTGTGGAAAGGATTGCAGAAATGAATACCGCAGAAGAAAAGATAGGGAAAAAAGAAGCGTAAAAACATGTAGAAACAGTACATTAGATGATGTTTTAGGAAAAGCAAGAGAAGCCGGCATGAGTTACGGAAAATATGTGGCAATGATGGACGGTACACCGAAGATCTGGCAGGGAGAAGAATAGGAAAAGAAAGTTTTAAGGGGGAATGTGCGTGGATGAAAAAGAAATATACGAGATCTGCATGGGTGTGGACAGCATCATAGCTGACAAGCTGACAGAATCAATCGTTGTTGGTACCAGTTATGACATGCTTGAAGCACACTACGGCATTCTCCCAATCAGCAGGCGGAGTTTTTACAGGAGAAAGGGCACAGCGCAGAGGCTTATGCGGCAGAGAATGGCGCATTTGGTGGAAGAAAAGAACGGACAGTTAAGAATGGTGTGGAAAGATACATAAAAGTATTTACTTGATTATATATGTAGCAGTATAATTATTTTAATAAATGTGAGAGCGAGTGGAATATATGAATTTTAGTGATGTGATGCAAAATCTTGCCATTGGAATTGTTGGAGGAATTTTTTCTAGTATTATAGTATCAATAGCTTTTTATGTGTTGACAAATTTTCAAAATGAAATGGACGAGGCTGAAAAAATAATAGAACCAATAAGAAAGATATGTATTACATGGAAGTATCGAGAACTTTTAAAAGATGGCTTAGATATAAATGAAATGATTGAGGAATACTGGAGAAAAACGTTGTATAGTTTTAGAAACTTTTCATCTGTTAAATTTGACACTAAATTGTCTGGAATATTATCAGATGTTAGAGATATTTCATTGAAAACAGAAAATTTAAAAGCTATACATGAAAAAGATTTTGAAAGTTATGTCAAACAATTATCAACACAACTTGAATTGTATGAATTATACAAAAAAGATTTTTCTAAAAATTATATGATTAGAATCATGAAAAATAAAATTTTATGGATCGTTTTAATCGTTTCAATAGTTATTTTTATTGCAGCATGAAATGATAATATTGAGTTAATCATCAATTAGGATGATTGGTATTTTTTTACCCAAAACTTGGCACAAATCCTCTGATTACTTGCTTTATAATTATAATATGAGGTCAAGAATACGGAGGGTAAATTGATGGAGACAGAACAGAAAAAGGAATATTTAAAAGAATATGAAAAAGCAGTGCGCCAGATGAAGCGCAGCGAGGAAAAGATAACAGAAATGCGCTTAAGCAAGATCATGCCATCCGCAGGTAATGACGGTATGCCACACGCACATAACAATACAGATCTATCTGCTTATGCTGCACTACTGGACGAAGAGGAAAGACGGTACATGAAAGCCAGATATCACAGAATCAAGCTGTGCCAGGAGATCACGGACAAGATAGAGCGGATGGATAATGAAGATGAAAAGGATGTATTGATGTACCGTTATATCCGGTTGATGAAGTGGGAAGATATCTGTGTGAAGATGGGATTATCATGGAGACGCACCCATTACATACATAATGATGCACTGAAACATTTTATAATTTAAAAGAGTGCATAGAAGTGCACACTCAAAATATGATATTGTTATACTAACCGAAAGGTTCAAAGGGAGATTGCGGCAGCAGTCTCTCTTTTTTCGTGCTCACAACATTAAGCGGCTCCATGAAACCCAGGGGAGCCGCAACCTCCGTATGAATGGGGAGATTAGAATGAATAAAGAAAGATACAGTGATCCAACCGCTGAACAGGCGATTGCGCATGTTATGAAAGAGTGCAGGGAAAAGAAGAAACAGGAAGGTGGCAGCAGTGGCAAGAAGTCCGAACGAAAAGGTAGAGAAGGCCCACGAACTGTATAAGGCAGGGATGAGACTGATCGAGATTGCAGATCAGTTAAAAGTCCCAGCCGGTACAGTCCGAAGATGGAAAAGTACATACCATTGGGATGGCGAACATCAAAGCGAGCGTTCGGAAAAGAAAAGCGAACGTTCGGAAAACAAAAAGAGTGTTACGAAAAGGGCTGTAGCTGATGAAGTCAAGCAGGTGATACAGAATACTGATTTGACCGATAAGCAACAGCTTTTTTGTATACATTACATTCGCTGTTTCAATGCTACAAAAGCATATCAAAAAGCATATGGCTGTGATTATGCAACGGCTCTGGTGAATGGTTCGCGAATGCTAGGAAATGCTAGGATAAAAGATGAAATCTTGCGGTTAAAGCAGGATCGACTCAACAGGGAGTTCCTAAGTGAGTCTGACATTTTCCAGAAGTACATGGATATTGCCTTTGCTGACGTGACAAACTTTATGGAATTTGGGAATGAAGATGTGGATGTGATCCTGGATACGGGAGAGCGAAAGACCATCACGGTAAGTCATGTCAACATCAAGAATGATGCAGACGTGGACGGAACAATCATTTCCGAAGTCTCAAAAGGTAAGGATGGCATAAAAGTAAAGCTTGCCGACCGGATGAAAGCCTTGCAGTGGCTATCAGATCATATGGGTCTTGCCACCGAAAAGCAAAAAGCAGAGATTGCATTACTGAAAGCCAAAGTTCAGACGGACGATGGCGATGAGGTTGCAGATGATGGATTCCTTGACGCTCTGAATGGAACTGCGGCGGAGGACTGGGGCAATGAAGAGGATTAAGCGGGTTTTCAAATTCAAGCCATTTTCAAAGAAGCAGCGCAAAGTATTGAACTGGTGGTGCGAGGATTCTCCGGTTAAAGATAAGGATGGCATTATCGCCGATGGTGCTATCCGGTCCGGAAAGACAGTGAGCATGTCACTTTCGTTTGTTATGTGGGCGATGAACTCATTTGACGGCGAAAATTTCGGTATGTGTGGTAAGACAATTGGCTCTTTCCGTAGGAATGTACTATTTTGGCTTAAGCTGATGCTCCGTAGCCGCGGTTATACCGTGGCAGATCACAGAGCTGACAATTTGGTCATTGTTTCCCGAGGTGGCGTGACCAATTATTTCTATATATTTGGTGGCAAAGACGAACGATCGCAGGATCTCATTCAAGGTATTACCTTGGCTGGGGTCTTTTTTGATGAAGTTGCGTTGATGCCAGAAAGCTTCGTGAACCAGGCAACAGGGCGATGTTCTATTGATGGTTCAAAGTATTGGTTCAACTGCAACCCGGATGGACCATATCACTGGTTTAAGACAGGATGGATTGATAAGCGGGAAGAAAAGCATCTGCTGTATCTGCATTTCACGATGGATGATAACTTGAGCCTGTCGGAGAAAATTAAGGCGCGATATCGTAGCATGTACACAGGTGTGTTCTATCGCCGGTATATTCTGGGACTATGGGCGATGGCTGAGGGCATCATTTACGATATGTTCGATACTGCCAAGCATGTGCTTTCCAATCTGTCAGACCTGGTCAATACAAATTACTATGTGTCTTGTGATTATGGTACACAGAATGCCACAGTATTCCTGCTGTGGTGTAAAGAACGTTCCGGGCGGTGGGTGTGCTGTCGTGAGTATTATTATTCCGGCCGTGACGAAGAAAGGCAGAAAACTGATACCGAGTATGCGGATGATCTGGAGCAGTGGCTTGATGGAATAAAGCCGGTAAAGATCATCATTGATCCGTCCGCAGCGTCATTTATCGCAGAATTGAAAAAGCGTGGCTATGCGATTAAGAAAGCGAAAAATGATGTGCTGGATGGCATCCGGTTTGTAGCATCATTATTGAATGAAGGTAAGATTGCAATCAGTGACCAGTGCCCTAATACGATTAAAGAATTTGGTTCATACATATGGGATCAGAAAGCATCGGAGCATGGCGAGGACAAACCGGTAAAACAGCACGATCATGCAATGGATGCACTGCGGTACTTCTGTTATACGATTATTCGCAAACCGGGTAGTATTGGTATTTTGAAGTGAGGGATAGATATGATATTTAAAATAGCTGCTCTTTTATTTGCAGTTTCTTTTTTTAAAGAAATGGATAAGGCAAAAGAAAATAAAGATTTATGTGAAATCGTCTACTGGGGCGCATTATTTATACCATCAATACTTATGATTTATTTCTACAGATAATTTAATCATTGGAATTGCGTGGAGATAGATAAAAAGTGGGAGAACAGCAATGGATATTGAAACAATGAAACAACTGATAAAAAAATATGAACCCGGTCACGCCGCGTTTGTGACGCGTGCAGCAGTGGCAGAGCGGTATTATCGCAACGAGACTGATATCCTGTTCCGGGACAAACCAAAAGACAAGGGAAAAGAGGAATCCGACAATCCGCTTCGCAACGCAGACAACCGGATTCCCCGTAACTTCCATGGTCTGATCGTGAACCAGAAAGCATCCTATGCGTTTACTGCACCGCCGTTATTTGATGTTGGAAATACTGCCGCAAATAAACACATCACAAAGGCTCTGGGGGATGAATATGCGAAAAACTGCATGGAGCTATGTGTAAATGCTGCCAATACCTCAATCGGTTGGGTGCATTACTGGCAGGGCGATAGTGGTTTTGAATGGGCGGTTGTTCCATCAGAACAGGTCATCCCGGTATTTGACCGGAGTTTAAAGCGTAGGCTGATCGGAGCCATGCGGGTATATCCGGACATCGACGATGCAACTGGAGACAATTATACCGTGTATGAATACTGGACGGATACAGAGTGCCAGGCATTCCGGCGAAGGGTGGGAGAGACACTTGATCTGCTGACATACTATGAAATGTTTGCTGATCCTGCTACCAGTGACATGACCGCCGATTATCGCCATGATTTTGGGGAAGTGCCATTTATCCCATTTTACAACAACAATATACATACAGATGATCTGCGAAACATTAAACCGCTGATAGATGTATATGATAAGGTCTACAGCGGTTTTATTAATGATCTGGACGATATACAGGAACTGATTTTTGTGCTGTCCGGATATGGAGGACAGGATCTAAATGAGTTCCTTTCAGATTTAAAAAAGTATAAGGCAATAAAAATTGAAAGTGACGAAGATGGATCAGTGTCAACACTTAACATCGAGATCCCAATCGAAGCCAGAAACAGTGTGTTAGAAGCCACTAGAAAGGCAATCTTTGAACAGGGGCAGGGATTTGATCCACAGCCAGAGAACTTCGGGAACCAGTCGGGCGAAGCCTTGAAGTTCATGTATTCGCTATTAGAGATGAAAACCGGGTTGATGGAAACAGAGTTTAAGCTTGGTTTTGCACGTCTTGTCCGGGCAATCTGCAAATCTCTTGGAATTCAGTGCGGTACGATCATACAGACATGGACCCGTACCTGTATCAAGAATGATACGGAGCAGGCACAGATCTGTAAGGATTCCGTAGGGATTGTGAGCAAAAAGACGATTCTGAAAGCACATCCGCTTGTGGAAGATGCAGATGCAGAAATCAAGCAGTTGGAAAAAGAAGAGAAAGAAGCGCAGGAGAAAGCAGATGCTTACGTTGGCGCTTTTAGTGCAAAGGGAAGGGAGACAGGCAGTGGGACGGACAGTGATGATTCTGGGAACGGAGTACCGGATAGAGATACACAAGTGGTCAGAGGATAGCGAATTAAGCAAAAATTCATGGGTTGGTTATTGTTGTTGTGACCTTCCACTGATTGTTATTGCAGATTTGGATGATGAAGAACATTTTCACTTTGATAACGAAGAGGAAAAGGATGTTTATTTCAAGAGTAGTCTGCGCCATGAAATTATTCATGCGTTTTTGAATGAAAGCGGCTTGAAAGATAACTTTGAG